ACAAGAGGCGCGTCCCATGGCCGACAAAATTATTGAGATTGGTCTTGCGCCAGTGGAAGAGTATTATGGCTCTGAAGTCATGCTACACTACCCGGGTTTATACGCGGGCTCAACAGATTTGGTTTGCTTACACAATGGCAAAGAAACTATTGTTGACTTCAAACAAAGTAATCGTCCGAAGAAAGAGGAATGGATCGAAGACTATTACTTACAGATTGCCATGTACGCAATGGCACACGACTACGTCTACGGCAGCAAGATTGAACAAGGAGTTGTCATGGTCTGCACGCCTGACTTATATTATCAAGAATTCAAAACAGAAGGCGCAAGTCTTAGATCCTGGAAACACAAGGCATTAAAAAGAATCAATATGTATAATGAACTTATGCATGATGAGAAGGAAAACATAATAAAACAAAGTGATTTACCTGGATTGCTTAAAGAAATGACGAAAGGAAAAAATGAAAAAAAGTAAATGGGAATTACATGGCTATTACTTTGATGGTAAAACGTCATGGGTGATGTACATTGATAAAGATGGCAACATTAAGACAAGGAGATGGGATGAACGATAGGTTGTTTAGAACGATTCTAAAGAGATATGAAGCTGAAATTGAGGACGCACACTACAAGATTGAGGCTATTTGTGAACACAATTTAGTCATACCAGAACACGTCGATATTACAGGAGAGGTAGACAAACAGCTCGAACGCATCGCTGCAGCCGAGGACAAGTTGGCAGCAATGAGGAAATATTATGGCGGAAAAAAGGCAGAAAAGACTTTATTGTGACATTTTTGCCACAATGTGTTGTAAATAAGGCACACCATAACTCCAGTGTATATGTATGGTAAAAAAAATAAAAAAAAAAATAAAAACTACTATAGAAAAAGTGTCTTTTGTGTCACTTTGGTCTAGAAGTGTTGGTATATATAACTTTAGGGTAGACACTTTCTGCTAAAAAAAAGTGTCATGTGACAGAAAATAGTGTCACCTATGGCATAATCTCAGTTTGCCTATGCGCGCGCGATACAAAAAACTAGAAAAACTAATTTTTTTTAGATACATATACAGATATGAAATCCAAGAGAAAATCCAGAAGAATTAACAGCTACACTAAGCCGAAGACTGTTAAACAAGATGTGCCGTTTCCGTACAAACGTGTGCGTATCGATTGGATTGATATTATTACTGAGGGCGGTTGGGGTAGTGAAACTGAATTTAAAAATATGAAATTAGCTACACCTGTAAGCGAGGGTTGGTTGTTTAGTAAAGATGAGGATACCGTAAGAATCTTTGCTGGCTATGATGTAGAACCGGATGGCTCTATTCACTTTTCTGAGCGTTCTGTTTTCCCGACTTCTTGCGTGAAGAAGATAACTCGGATTCATTAATTTCTATTGCTTTCACTTCAACAACATCATCAGTCAAAAGACTTGCGTAGTCTTCTTCAATCTGTGCCATTTTCATTTCTAATTGTTCTTCTGTCATGTCTTCTAATTTCCCATGTTTTATTATTTTTCTGTCTATGTATAGTCCTCCTGCCTTTCCACGATTTGTTTCAGCGTTTACAGCAGCGGAGAAAGAATTCTTTTTCAAAGCCAGATCTTTAATCCTAGCTAGTTCAGCTATGTGGCCTTCATAGTTAACACCAAACTTTAAATTTCTTTCTTGTTTTAATTCATCTAAATATTTAACCACTAGCGGGGCCTGTCTTGGGTTAGTTAGCTCTGCCCCTTCTTGCCTACATCTTTTTTCTGAATAGCCTGCCAGCTTTGCTGCTTCCGCTTTGTTGACTGGACCATCTGGTCCACCAAAGACTAGAAACTCAGCAAATCTTTTTTGCATTTCAGTTAATCTTTTTGGAACTCCCATGTTGACAATTTAAGGTAACTATCCTATATTGTCAAGGTATGAAAGATAAGCGTACATATAACAAATTGAAAGAATACGGAGAAGATATGAGTCACGAGAATGAAAGTAAAATAACAAATGAACCCAAAGAGGACAGAGGTCAGTTAGATATAACTTTGTTAGCTGAACAATACAAAGCCGATTTGTTTAAGTACAAACAAAAAGAATCTCAATGGTTAAAGACTGAAAATCAATTACAAGGTACTAAAGCAATTGTTTTAGAAATGGCTGGCACTATCCGACAGATCCATCAAGAAAATGAAAACTTTCAAGCAGAAATTGCTAGACTTCGGGAAGAGATTCAACTATTAGAAATGCAGATAAAAAAATAATGCGAGTCTTAGACTTACAGGAATTTTTATCTAAATTTACAGAAGGTAATAAAGACGGCAGTCGTCAAGGCAATGCATTATCAAATGCTGTCCTGATGGTTGAAGTAAATGGTTACTTAGAAAAAATAGTTAGAATGGAAGTACAAGAAAACAGCACACCTATCATAGGACACAAAGGCCACACAGCGCATCGTTTGGTTTTAAAAACAGCTAGAAATAAAAATCTAATTATACCACCTAAACTTAATATTTAAGTGCAGTGGTTACCTTAAAAAACATATGGGCCCAGAGGCTAAATTTTATCAAAATGTTAAGCAAAATTTTAAATCTTTTTCGCTTATTCGACTTGAGAATATTAGCTTACTTGGCACTCCTGATCTATTGGTCTGTAATACTTCTGGGCACTTTTGCACTATAGAATTAAAGGTTACAAAAGGTAACAAAATTCGGTTCAGCCCTCATCAAATTGGCTTCCATATTAAGCACCCACACAACACATTTATCTTGGCAAAGACCCTTGGTCCTTTGCCCCCTAAAACTTCTCCAATATCCATGTACCATGGCTCAAAGATAGAAGAGCTTGTAACTTCAGGCTTGAAGCTTGAAGCTTGTTACTCCGGTTGGGATGCTTGCCGCTTGGCGATTGAACGGGTTGGTTCGAAAGCTTGAAGCTTGGTGCTTGAAGCTTGCTCCTTGCTGCTTGAAGCTTGAGGCTTAAGGCCCGGACCAGGACGCACGCTCTTTTCCACCGTCGTGGAACTGCTGCTAATGGCCTGATCCGATTGAGGATCCAGTGCCGGCAAACTACCCAGGGCCGCTTGATCCTCTTGATCCACATGTGAGCTGTTGTTCTTAGTTACTGAACGCTTGCTCAAGGTTGAATTCTTTTTTAATTCTTTATAATATTTTGGATGTTTAAATTCAAACATTAATGTTTACCGTATGAAACTACTTTTACAGTAGAATCCCAACACTGTCTACAGCTGCCACACTTGCCGCCCTGATTTGGGGCTGGACATGTCGCGTCCTTCTCTACCACCATTGAAGAGTTGGGCCACGTGTCATTGCGCTGTCCAATCATTGGCGGGCTGAACCTGATTACCAGGTTGTCCGGCTTGCTGTCTAGATGGTCCTTAATCCATGCTTCACGGGTTGGCATCCAGTGCTTAGTGCTTGGCGTCTGCCTGCACACTTCATAAATTTTATTTAAATGGTCAAGGTCCTGGACATCTCCTGCATCATGCCATCTAAAGTATTCAGAGCGCTTTATTTGCGCTGTCATTGCTTCGATCCAGCGGCTGTCTTGTAATGATTTTAATCTTACATATTGAGCGCGTTTAATTGCCGGGTACCTTGTATAGTTACCCTTCAACGCGTAACAGCTGGCGCATACGCTGCCGGGTATCTTCCTGAGCTTGGAGCCCGTTTTGCATTCCCATGCTGGCAAGCTGTAACTTAGCCCTGGCATTTTACTTGTCCGGGTTAAGCTTCCAGTAATTAATTTTGCGTCTTTAACTTTCATAATTTCCTACTTTCTCTGTTGTGCCTGCCGTGCTGCCATGGAACAGTACCACTTACTGGCGATTGTCGGGCCTCATCTAGTTTCAGTTGCCACCCGGCAGGTCTTATCTCCCTTATACTCCTATAGTTTAATCTTGTCAACTCTAAAGCTTGGCGCTTGCAGCTTGCTGCTTGAAGCTTGTAGCTTGGGCCTTGCTCCAGGAGCCATCGCCAATGCTGCAGGTAAACGCGGGCCATTGCTGGCCCAGGTTTTCTACTCACCTTCTTTTTCCCATCTTTTTTTAGACTCTTCCTGGTCCTTCTTTACTAGTCGAAGCACTTCTTCTAAAGCGTCTGCTATTCTTTTTAATTGTGTTGTGTCCATAATTATTCCTTTCTAAATTCATCCTATCATCTCCCTGATCAGCTGTCAAGCTTGAAGCTTGCAGCTTGCGGATCAGCGGCCCCTCTTCGTTCCGGTAAAGGACCGATGGTTTAGGCCAGCCGAGTGCATTTAAGCCACTGATCCCAGATCCACTGCACAGCGTAATCGAAGCACAGTTGGATCTGGGATCAGTGATCAGTCACTATGCTACGCAGGGCCTAGAGATCGTTAGTTATCTAGTCTCACTGGACCGGTACCCCAGTTATCTTCACCCGTGTTCTAGTGTTTATTCTCACAGTCAACAATGACTGATCCCAGATCCATCGGTGGTCGGCAACGAAGCTAATCGTTACATCCGTCGGCCAATGGATCAGGGATCAGGACTAGCGGTGTATCTAAACAAGTAACACCATTCTAGTCTAATCCTACTTGCTTTTGTAGGTGCAAGTCCCCAGAAGATTTATAGTTTTGAGTAGCGATAAATCTACAAA